TGACAATACAACGCAAAAAGCAAAAAAACGTGTAAATTCAAACCTAAATAAAATAGTAGAAAAAGCATTTGAATCTGTGAATACAGGTGACGTTGCTGATTTAGTTGATAAGGATAAGCCTGAAACTTACAGTCCGTTACATGCTGCAAGCGCTTTAAAAATGCGTTTAGAAAATCCTAATCTAACTGAAGATGAAAAAGTCGAAGCAACTGAAACATTAAATAACGTTATAAAAGATTCTGAACAAGTAATGGACGATTTAGCTAGTAAAATCGAAACCATTACGCCATTAACTATACAAAAAAGAAAAAATAACCTTAAAAAAGTGTTTTCTGATCTTAAAATGTTAAAAGAACAAAAAGATTCTGTGCCTCCTGTTGCTGAAGGTGAGCCGGCTTTATCTAAAAAAGAAATAGCAAAAGAAATTAAAAGAAAAAATATAGCTTATAGAAAAGCAGAAAAGCTAGCTAAGGCAGCAAGAAAAAATCAAGAAACTAAAATAAAAGAAGAAAAAGAATTTTTAGCAACAAAGCCAGTTAAACAGCTTGTTGCTATGCGTAAAGCAATGAATGATGTGTACAGCCAACAAGATAATGCTGGAGAAAAAGCAAGCGAGCCTGTAGTAGCTGCCGCTGATAGTGTTATTGATAGTGCAGATGCAACGCCTGAACAAAAAGAAGAAGCAGCACAACAAACTGTCAGTTATATGCTGAATAATGAAGTATTTGCTACGCCAGAACGGGCACAACGGTTATTGGATAGCAACCTGACAGGATTTACGCCGCAACAAACAGAATATTTAAAAGCAATGTTAGATGCGCCGGCTGGAGATAGTAAAGTAAGTAAAGAAGTTACTGATGGACAAAGTAAAGGATTAGCTTCGTACGCAAAAAGAATTGCTTCTGCAGTGCGCTTGAACGATAAAAACACTGCTGATAAACAACAAACTGATATTAAAGAATGGTTAACCAGTACTGTAAGTAAAAAGAAAGCTGTTGATTCAGCCGACGCAGCGTTTAAAGCGGGTCCTCAAGGTAAGCGCGTTACGCAATACGTGTATAAAACCGATGCAAATTCAAATGAATGGACGACTTCAGACGTAAAACCTGCAAATTTCAAAGAGTTACAAGGCTTAACGTTTGAAGGCAGGCAAAAAAACATTGTTGAAGAAATGGGACAAGAAGTAAAAGCTATTAAAGCAATGGATAGGCAAATAGCTGCTGCTATTGATTTAAAATGGAACAATCAAGATGCTACACAGCCTGCGCCTGAGTCCACGCCCACGCGTGGATCTCAGGAAGCGGCTGCTACACCAACACAAGAAACAGCACAATCAACTGAACAAGACACACTTAACGAGTCTGAAAGTGTTGCACCTACAGAAAGTACGCCTACTGCACTTACTACAGAAAACACTGTGGAGCCTGCGTCGGTTTCCGTCGCTGACGGACAACCGGTAGCGGCGACTCAAAGCACGCCAGAAGTTGAAGCAACAAAAACCCAACTTACTGAATTAAATGCAATTAATGATAACGGCGACGTAAACTTTACTCCTGAAGTACTCACTGTTATGAATGCTGATCCTGTATCGTTTGCAGCAGCTGTGACAGCACTTAAAGCGCCTACCGCACCAGTTGAGCCTGTAAACACAGAAACAGCTCAGCCGGCTGCACAAGCGCCTGTAAAAGCAGCTAAGCCTACACCAAAGAAAAAGAAACAAACATACGCAGAAAAAGTTTTTGCTAAATACAGAGCAATTATAGATGACCCAGACTCTAGTACATTTAAAAAAATTAATGCTGCTGCAAGTTTATTAAAAAATGCTAAAACAGCAGGCAACACTAATCAAGCCGCAGAAGCACAAGCGGTGTTGGCTGAGTTTAAAGAACAAGGTTACGAAACAACTCTTGCTGTAGGCGACAACTACAATGAAGGAATGCGAGTAGTCGCAAATTTTGTACCTGATGACAGTCTTTATGAAGACGAGCAAATAATACAAAAAATAGTAAAGCCGCAAATTAATAAAGACGGCAAAATGGTTCAAGCTGGATCAATAGTAGTATCTCAAGGCACTAAAGTTAGAGAACAGCCTACTACTACTGTGGCTAGGGAGTCTGCGCGACAACCCCAGGAAGTAAATTCTTCTGAGTCTGGAGTGGAGGCGCAGCCGGAAGGACAGCGAAGAACGGATTTAGTTCCTGGGGTTGTTGAAGCGACAACCAGCCAAGAACCACAAACATCTGCTACAGCCCAAGAAGCAGAACCGCAAGTGCAAGCAAAAACCGCAAAAGCGCCTGCCCGTGAACAAATAACTATCAACCTTGATGATTATAAACTTGGGATAGATGCGCTCGACGCTGCCCTAAAAGCAACCATTAATACCGCTCAGCGTACAGTCTCCCGTGGGGAGGTTAAAGAAGCTACAGCGGGGGGGTTCTACTCGATGTTTAAGGCAAATATTAGCCGACACGTTGAAGCCAATGGCGCACAACCAGGAAAGTCGGAAGAAATTCGTAAAAAAGTGGTTGCGGAAACATTAGGCGAAGTCGATATTCACGAACAAGTAACCCGTGCTTTGCGTACCCACACATCACTTGAGATCCCATTAACTCGTTTTATTCGCGGTAGAGCGGATATGGCTGAAACGGTTAATGGGATTTTAGGATCGCTCAGCGGAACCAAGGATTTCCAAGCTCTCCCCGCAGAAGTAATGGGTCCCATTGTCGAAGAGTACCTCAACACTCTCCCTCTCATTCAGGTTAGCAAAAAAGGGGAGAACGCGTCTGCTCCAGTAACTGATACATCTTCGTTGCAAGAAAAAGCCAGTGACAATACTCAAGAGTCTGCTAGCAACACTTCTGTAAAGAATGTTGCACAAGAAGAAACAGATGCGCTTACGGCAGAAACAGGCCGATCAAAAGTTCTTTTGAAAGAAACTAAAGAAGAAGCGGCGTTACCGTTTAAAGAAGCTAATTTAATTAAACGTTGGGTAACCCAAGGTAAAAAGAAAGCTAGCGATATAACTAAACACGCACTTGTTGCGCAAAAAGATTTCTTTGCAACTTTATTAAGAAAAGACGGACAAGGCGCACAAATACTTCAAGATCTCATTGGTAATGAAGAATTAACTCCCGAACAAAAACAATTGTTGTTTAAATTAGCTAAATATACGCAAGCATGGCGTGGCAAAATTTCAAACAACATGTCTCACAAAGCAGTTCATAAAACATGGAGCGATAAAGCTAAGTACTTTAAAGAACCAATTTTGAACGAAGCTGGAGAAATTATTGGATACGAAGATCTAGAAGCAAATATTGAAGACGCAATGGTTACTGCAGCGTTTCAATATTTAGTAGAGCACATTCGTGATACGGGTTTTAATACTGAATCAGAAATTCAATATTTGCTAGGTTTAGATAGTAATAGCAGTATAACTGCTTCTGCTGTTTCTATTTACGGCGAAGGTTGGGGACAAAACCATGCTCTGCATAATGAAATTGGCAAAAATGTTATTAGCATACTCAATCTCAAATTAAAAAATGATCCCTCAACAGAGCCACCGCTCGATGTTATGAACACATTAGCAACGTCATTTGGTGCGACGGCTGTAGGATTATTATTACAAGAAGGTATTTTAGAGCAGCGTTCTTTTACTCAACAAGAGTATTTAGAAGCAACAGGGCAATCTGACGCCCCAATGAATAGAATTGTTGCATACCGCATACGTAGAGATTATGCCCCTGACAAAAGAAATAAAGGTACTGCGCCGTTAATATCATTAGATAATGGTTTACCGCCATTGTCATCAATGCTTGAACAAGTCGTTGGTTCAACTGCATTGTTTGTTAAATTGTTTGGGGCAGAAGCAGGAAAGAAATTTCCAACGTTTACACCACAGCAAAACGAACAAAATAAAACCAGTAAAAGTATGCAAGAAATGCCCAAATTAGGCACTGAAAGATTAAACGCGCATAACAATACTGCATATCAACTTAAAGAAACTATGGCTTTTCTTGTAGAAGAACTTGGAGAACAATTTACTAAGTTGGCAATGGGTTGGGTGGATGTAGACAGTAATCCTGAAATAATGCACAAAGTAGACCGAGAAAGCCAACAAGCTGTTAATGCAGAAATTGAGCGTGCAATAGATCAGTTCAACGAATTTAAAGAAATATTAAAAACGCAAAAAGATGGTGCACAAACACCGTTTTATCTGCAATCAGTTATGTGGATAAATCAACGAGTGGGTTATGTACAAAACGCTATAAACCCACAAACAAGCAAGTTTATTCGTCACATGATAGGCGCATCGGCGTATAAACAGACTATTCAATTTGACGGCACAGAAAAAGACACGCAGTTACAAAATATTTTCTTACTTGCTGTAGCGCAAAATCTTGGCTTTAAAATTGAAAATACAAAAAATACTGACACAGTTGCAATCTTGCAAGATGAGATGAGTCAGCCAAATAATGTTCGCGTACAATCAATTATGGCAAATTTGCTTGATCCTGGCAGAGTTGTACCAGTGTCTGCAGAAGACTCTCAAGCTTTATTAGATTTTGTAGCATCACGCAAAGAAAAATTTGCTGTCGTTGACGCGTTATCGCAATACGTACAATTTATGGATGCAGCAAATAACAACGTTCCATTTGAAGCCAATATAATGATGGAAATTGACGGAGTAGCTAATGGGCCGGCACTTCTTCATATGCTGTTAGGTACAAGATTAGAAGATTTTGGTGAGGCATTCGGGTTCTTTACAAAAGATTCTGAACATGAAAGTTTTGCTGACTACAAAAAAGAAGGGCTAGGAGATTTTTACGAAAAAACAACAGTGCGTTTAAAAGGCTATTTAGCAAACTACTTGTCAGCACCTTGGGTAAAAAGTGATAAAGAAAAATATGAATCAAAAAACAAAAAGAACAAACAAGTATTAAGCATTGTTTCAAATTTTATTTCTGAATCAGAAAAGCCGCTTATAGCTGATGGAAAAGCGACAGCAGCTGGACGTAAATTTTCTAAAGGTCCATTAACGCCTCTGATGTTTGGATCATCAGGCAAAAAAGCTTTTAGCTCGTTAGCTGAAAGTATTTTAGATAATTACACGGGAATTATTCTAAGTTTAAAAAACAATCCACAAGAGTTGGAAAGATTTTTAACAGACTTAAACTTTTTAACAAAAAAACAAGCAGGCAAACAGGACGGATTTAAAATCATTGTTCCAGGCATAAATACAAAAATGTCGTGGAATCAAGCAATGGAATTTGAGTTGAGCACGCGACAATATAATTCAGCAAAAGAAACAATTTACAACGCATTAGAACCAAGCACTGATACACTTATTACGAACTATTTTAGTGAATTAATGGAGCGCAGAGACGCAATAGCTACAGCAAGTAGTACTGCGCACGCGCAATATAATCTTGCTTACACACTTGCACGAAAACAATACATAGACGAATTAATTGAACAAGGATTAATAGCAACTCCTGATAACGGCAAAGCACCTTTACATGATTTAACGGCTACTCAAGAAGCAGAAGTGCGAAGACGAGTGCAGTTAATGGAACCTACTGTACATAGTAGAATGTCAAAGCAAGAAAATAACCCTGGCGCTGGATTGCGCATGTCAAAAATGGGTTTTGCATCTACAGATGGTTTTGAAAATGCATATAAAACGAAGACTTATTTCAATTCTCCAATAAATGTTGCAACTAGATTGGCTCGATTAACAGAAGAAGAAGTTAATGAAACAAGAGAATTTTTACAAAGCTATGCTCAAAAATTAGTAGAACAAGAACCTGGAGCAGGAACAACGCCGGCAGGCACGCATTCAACTGATAGTAATATTGCATCTAAAGTGTACGGAAAATTTAAAGCACTTAATGTACATGACGCATTAGGCGTGTCTATTGCTGACGCTGTAGATGTTGCAAAAGATCTTAATAAAGAAACTTTTGTAAGTTTAGTAGAGTATTCTTTGCCCACTGAAGTTGTTACATCAGCAGAACGTGTAAATCGTCAATTTAAAGAATGGGTTGCAGCAAATCCAGAATTAAAAAATGAAATAGATCGTGGCATAAATGAGTATGCAGAAAATACTATAAAAAGAAATAAAGATTTGTTAGAGGGTGTGCAAAATAAGGATGTAGCTGACGCTGTAATTTCTAATTTAGCTCAAATAGCTGAACAAGCTGAAATAGCAAAATTACAGCACTTGCATACGTTACGCGTAGTTAACCAATATAATTTTGAAGATGGTGGTTGGTCTGTTACTCCAGAATGGAAAGCTAACATTGAAGCACGTCTTATTGCTTTAAATGCGCCGTTAACTGCTCCTGTAGCTTCTGTATCTACAGTAGAGACTGCCAATCCTAAAACAGAGCCGGATATGCCATCAGACAGTGCTAGTGGCGCTCAAGTTGGTATGCCTGTTAAGCAGCCAGATTCAAAAACAGAACAAAATATTAATCGTCGTTTAAAGACGATACTAACAAAGTTACCAAACCTGACAGCTAAATCAATTATTGCCCATTTAAACCAACAAATGGACAAAACCACTTTGACGCCAACTGAGCAAGCCTACAAAACATTATTGCCTAAGTTAAATGAAATTGTTGATCCAGATATAGCAATTGTTTATGTAACTAAAGACATGAAAATGCCAAAAGGGACTGAAACAGCGTACGGGTGGTTTAACCCAAATTCTACTAAGGATTATCCTAATGGCGCAATTTTTATCAAAAGTGATGAACATACACATTCAAACGTTTCAGCAGAATTAATAGCGCATGAGTTGCTACATGCGAGCGTTAAGACACAAATGTTTAATGCTCGAAAGAGAAAAAATAAAACTGCAGCTGACAAAATTGTTTTAGCCGCAGTTGATAATTTAGAAGTAATTAGAAAAGCCGCCGAGGACTATATTGCTAGTAACAATTTAGAAGGCTTTGGTAACGCAGTAAACGACGTTGATGAATTGATTGCTTGGGGCATTACTAATGAACGCTTCCAAAAAGAAGTGCTTGGTCAACTGGTAATTGACAATAAAAAGCTAAAAGAAACAGGCTTGGAAAATTCTGTTAAAAATGGCATTAAACAATTTATTAAAGCAATAGGACAAATACTTAATGCAAATTTAGGTGCTAAAGCAAACACAGCAGCCAGTATTAATGCATTACAGCTTGTGTTTGCTAACACTGCTGCTGTTATGTCAACAGTAGATAGCAGAGGTGTTCAAGCGTTAAGTAATAAACAACGCATTAGTAAGCAAGACAGCGGTGCTCCTATAAGCTTTAGCCACAGGAGAGTATTTGAAGCGCTAGGCAATTCGCACGGTGCGCCAAGTACACCAAGACATGTAGGCAGAATGGCTAGTGCATTGGAACAAGTAGTCGAAACAGTGTACGGGCCTTTTGGAATGTTCCAAGCTGAAGCTGAACGTAGTTCGCCGGCAATAGCTACAGATGTATTTTTGCAATCTTTGGCCAACAAAACTAAACCATTTACTTCTAAGGCGTTAGGGGTATTGCAATTAAATGATCAAGAAGCGTTTACTTTAGAATCAGTTGAGCTGGTAATGAAAGAAGCGCTAGAAACAGACACTATTGCATCTTTAGAATTAGCTAAAGTGTTTGAAGAAGTGCGTAACTCACTGTCTGCTACAGATTTTTATTCAGGAGACGTAGCACAAGCCCAAGAAATTTATGATTTTATATTTAACGCAGATCAGCGCATTGACGAAAAAAGATCAGATTATTTAAGTAGGTTTTCTGCTTTAGCTGTTGCGTACGCGCCTTTAGCGTCTGCTATGGATCAATTAACTGTTCCTGAATCAGAGAATCAGCAAGGCAGTACGTTACTAGAAAAAGTTAGCAAAGTTGTTAAAGACGCATTTAATAGACTCCGAAAAATTATTACTAGAACAAGCTCTGCGAATACGCAAAGTCAGCGCCATGCTATTTTAGCCAAAAATTTAGCTACAATTCGGAAAAAAGAAGCTGCACGACTACAAAAAGACAAAACTGTTTTAAACATTGCAGAAAACACAATAGATACACTGGCAGAAAAAGGGAAAAACAAACTAGTATCAGTTTTAGCGTCAAACCGGTTTAATAATAAATCTACAATTATTAAAGCATTTAGTTCAATAGGGCAAGTGGCTTTGTCAGGGCAAGGAGAAGCAATTGTAAAGACAATTAATAAAGTACGTAATGAACTTACTGAAGGCAAGCAAGGCGTACTTATGAACATTGTTACTGATTTACAAGGTCGAACTATAGACTCTCAAATATATCACACGTTATTAAATGCGGCTAACAGGCACATGCAACAACGCCAGCAAACAACTAAACAAATAAGTAAATTAGTTGTAGACGCGTTTTCACGTCCTTTAAATAAAGATGAATCAGTAGCAGTTACAGAATTAATACGTACTGATTTATCTGATTTAGTAACTACTTACTCAATGAAAGAACTACAAGAATTGTTTGACAAGGATCAAACAATTTTAGATAGTCGCATTAAAGAACTAAGTTCGCAATTAACAGGCAAAAATAAATTGTATTATTTATATGCGGCTAAAGCGTTAGCTGATCATATGATGACTTCAAATACTCACGAAAATCAAGTTCAAAATGTTTATCAAATAGCAAGAATGGACGGATTTTCTGATAGTGTGCCGGCAAGTGAGCAAAAAGATTTAGTTAAGATACTTAACCCGTTAGTTACATTGCTGTCTATTAAATATATGGAAGAAGCTCCAGCTAACTCTTCTGCACTTTCTGGCGCATCGAAAAAATCAATGTTACGTAAGCTATTTGAACTGGAGAATAATCGTCTTGCCGAAGACGGAACTCCTGATGTAAATAAAAACGGCATAGAATATGTATTACGTTTGCACGCTAGCATGAAGAAAGATGCGTTAAAAAGTTCTTTTGACAACGATCCTAGTTTAATGAAAAAAGGGTATGTTAGAGAAATAAACAATCCTAATATTAGTATAAAAGCAGCTGATCCTTTCAAGGGCAAGGAGCTAGAGCGGGCTGGCTATAAAAAAGTATGGCCGTATAATTCTCCGTTACCTGTAGATGAAGATGCAGTAACTAGTAATTATGTACCGCAACATTTATACATAGCAAAAGGATTAGGACTGCAAAAAGTAGTATCAGGTATAGTATCAAACAAAAATACGCGAGCAAAAGGATCTTTAGCAGGTATAGACAATAACGGCGAATTTAGTCGGGCTAGAATAGTTGAGATAACAGCTAAAAAAGGCAAAAAACTAAATAGTTTAAAAGCTATTCCTGAAAATTGGGACCCACGAAGTGACCGAAAAACAAGATTAGCCCCAATTTGGAACCCTAAAGGAAATATAGTTGGTTGGCGACAATTGATGAAGGAAACTACAAAAGATGCGCTAATGTCTCCAGATCGTAGAATAGACCAGGTACTTGGGGCAACGGCAGGAAGTATTTTTGACAAGGCAGGATCAGAGGCAATTAATAAAAAAGTTGTTGAAGCGCATTACAAACAATATCAAGAAGACTATCTTGCGAATCCTAATAGTTATATTCATGTTCATGAAAATAGCAAAGATCCTGAAATTGCTGAACGTGCTAAATTACTTCCAAAAACTACTAAGCGCCAAATTAATGCAGTTTGGGGAAAAACTGGTTTAAATGGAATGATGATTAAAAACGACGTATACAATATGTCGGTTGGGTATCGAAAATATTCAATTACTGAAGGGTATGATAAAAAAGCTTTAAGTTTAAAAGCAGCGATAAAAACAGCTATTCCGTATTCACTTAATGATGAGCAGCAACGTACAATTGTTGAACAAGTAACTATTGGTATTGCGACTAAATTAGGCGTATCACAATTGCGCGTTAAACAAACAGAAGATCTTTGGCAAGAAATTGTAGGAGTTGTTAAAGACATACTAGTTGTTAAAAATTTAGTAACGTTTTTAGGCAATTTATCAAGTAATGCAACGCTTCTTGCTTGGTCAGGCGTGCCAATAAATAAAATTATTGCAGGGCATATAAAAGGGTTTATTGATATAAACAGGTATGAGAAAGATGAAAAAAGGTTGTTTGAGCTGAAAAATAAGCTAGAGACAGGGTATTTTGCGGGGGCTTTAGAAAGGAATGTAAGGCAGGATATTGTTCGTCTTGAAAACGCTTTAGAGCGTAATCCAGTACATAGTGAAGTACAAGCTGGGTTGTATCAAACTATTGTTGAAGATGGTATTGAAACAGACGATGACCCTTATTCAATGAAATCAGCGTTAATGGCGTCTATTGATGAAAAGACGCAAAAAGTTCCTAAATTAATTAAAAACGGCGTTAAAATTGCTTTAATGACTCACGACACAGCGCTTTATAAAATGTTGCATAAAGGTACGCAGTACAGTGACTTTATTGGTCGGCTTGTACTGATAGAGCATTTACAAACGCGTAAAAAAGATCCTTTATCAATTGTAGCCGCTCGTAACAGAGCACAAGATTCTTTTGTTAACTACGATATTCCGCAACATAAAGGATTGCAGTATTTAAATGACACTGGATTAATTTGGTTTACTAAATATTACATTCGTATTCAAAAAACAATTATTAATCTTTTGCGAGAAAAGCCTGCAAGGGCATTAGGATTGGCTGCAGTTGAAGCATACTTTCCAGCGCTACAAAGTTTACTAGACTCTGTAGCGACTGAAAAGATAGCTAATCCTTTTGGTGCTGGAGCATTTGAAATAGTAGATACGTGGGACGATGCTATTACAATGCAAGTGTTAATGGATAGCTTAGGTGATTAGTTTTGGAAACAATCTTTTATAAAAGCTGCTACCAATCCGATAAGTAGTAATATTCCTGCTGCAATTAAAAAGCCGCTAATAAAAGCGCCTCCTACAAAAAATATTACTACTGCTGCGGCAACAAGCACCGAGGCCAATAAAAAATAGAAAATAAATTTAATAGTCTCAATGAGTATATTCATAGGCTAATTAAAAATATTTGCAAGTGGTTCAGACTCTTCCAAATCATTTGTATCTTCAGAGCTGAATTGGGGCTTTTCAGGTTTAACTTTTGAACCTAAGTTTACTTCAGCGGTTAGCCCAGCTCCTTTTCGTCCTGCGGTAAAATGAATATCTACAACATCAGTTTGAAAGCCCATTTGAAATAAATGTTTGCTTATAGCTTCTTCTATATCAGTTTGGTTTAGTTGTACTTGCATTATGATTTCCTAGTGTGCATTAATAAAATAATTTGTTTAAACGCCTCAGAATTTAAACCAGCTTTAATTGCTCCTACAGCGTCTGCCATATGTTCTGCTTTTCCTGCAATAATTTGCTTAATGCCGGATACTTGACGTGTTGGCCAGGGAGCTTCTGGATGGTTGCTTGTTCCCCATTTAATCATGTCAGTTTTAGATGCTGTTTTAGATCCTACAGTTGCTAGTTTTACTTCTGTGGGTGTAATTTCAAAAAAAGGTGTGCCGTTACTGCGTAAACCTCCTAAGACGCCTACGCAAATGCCATATGAAGCCATTGCTCTAGCTGATTGGCTACCAATAGGTACTTCTATGAAAATTGCGTCAGCGTCTTTAGAATGGGTTTTAGCCGCATGAGCTAATTGCATAGCAGCGTTTAAGTCTTTACTGTTTTGTCGAACCTGTTTACCAGTTGGAACAACAGGTTTTACGACATCGAGGCTCAAAATCCTAAGATTTTGAGACTCAGTGCAGTAAATTCCACGTGCTACTCCCCAATTATTTAAAGAAGGGTCAAAGCCTACGACTTCCAATTTTGCCATTACTATCCCCAAAGGCTCTGAGAAGGTTTAGGCGTTGCTCCTGGTGCAGCTGGAGCGCCTTGGACGCCTGCTACGTTTTTTGTAGAGTTGTCTTTTAAGGTATCTGTGTACCGTTTTTCCCAGTTTTTGATGTAATTGGCTTCTGAGTCTTGAACTAAAGCTTCTGCAACAGTTTTTTTATCGCTAGCACGAAAAACTTTATTTATTTGCGTTTGCTCTCTTGTTTCACCTGTAGCCACGTAAGCACCGCTGTCGTTCAGCTCTGTTTTGTCTACAATAGTTTTAACTAAGCCAACAATAACTGGGGCATCCAGCAAATCAACAAAAACTTGAACTTTAGTAGGAACGTCTTTCTTTTGTTCGTAATCGTAAATGTTAACGATTTTTTCTTCAGTAGTGAGGTCTTGTAATGTTTTGTTAGCAGCTAAGTTAGCAAACGAACTGCCTAATAGATAACCTGGCAATGGTTTTTCTTTGCCTGATTTTTTATCTGTATAAGTAGCTTTGTTGCCTTTTGCATCACCGGATGTAACGTATACTTTTTCAGAATGCGTACGTCCGTTACTTTCAAGAGTTAATGCTATAAAAGCTGCACCGTTTTTACTTACGCCCTGATAGGCCATAGTAATAGTACTTTCGTAAATGCCTGAATCTAAAGGACCGCTACTAGGAATGTAGTCAGTTTCTGTTTCAGTAGTAGTTAAATTTGCAAATGGATTTGTCATGATTAAAATACCTTTGGTTGGTTAAAGTTAAACGTAATATTCATTTAAACGCGTAATAACATGTTGCAAATTGTTATCAATAAACGTTTCATTGGTAGTAAACATTCCTAATGGTCCACGTAAACGCTCATTAACTGTGTCTTTAGTTAATTTAGTTTGAAATACGTATTTAAAACCTAGAATGCGTTCTTCTTCTGTAATGTTAAGCAACTTAGATTCGTAACCTTCTAAATCTTTTAGCTTTACTTTTTTAGAAGAAATAACAGTTGAAAAGTAACTTTCAATGCCGTTATTTTTTAAAGAGCCTTTAATAGGAACTTTTGTTTCCATTATGTGCTCAGATTCATTTAGATTATCTAAAACATGTGCTGTAAAGATAACTGTTTTACTTGAAGTTGCTACATGCTTTTGCATAAGATTTTTAAAGTATTGTGCAAACTCGCCCCAAGCTTTCATGCCATTTGTTGATGATAATACGTAGTCAGATTCGTACATATCCATAAGATAAGTAAGTGAGTCAACAGCAATAGTATGTACGTCAGGCATTGTTTCTGCGCGTTCAAACGCTTCATAAACTTGGAATGGATCAGTAATGGTAAATCCTACGTTTCCGTCAGGACCTTTTAAAAATTTAGCTGGAAACGGTAATCGTTTACCTGCCTCGCAATTTAAATACATTACGCCTTCTGGATTTTCTAATCCCATAAGAGAATGTGATTTCCCAGTTGTAGATTTGCCGCCTAATAAAACTAGGTGGTCATTTATATAAGTTGACATGATGTCTCCAATAAATTGAATGATTTTGCGCAAAAGGGGACGGAGTCCCCAATGCTTAAATAGACGAAAGTTTTTTGCCTACAGTAACCATGATGGTGCCAAGAATTTCGGCTTCGTCTAATTTATCGACAAGCTTTTCATTAAGACTCATAACGCGTTGACGTATGTTTTCAAAATCATAACCTGCATCAACTAATACGTAAGCGTAACGCAGTAATTGATTATTACGATTTCCATCTCCAGTATTGTTAATAACCCAACGTTCAAGATTATCTAAAGATTTTTGATCTTTAAATTGGTCTTTAAACTTTTCGTTTTTACTGGTTTTAGGTATAAAAGGTAAGACGTCTAAGATTTCGCCATCTTGATAATAATAAGGACCATTATTAGATAACCACTTTCTTGCGCGTTGATTAGTTGCTTCGTCTACTTCAAAAGGAAGCCATTGAAACAAATTACTCATAAAGTCTTTATAATCTTTTGCATCTAGTGTTAACTCATAATTAATAGGCATAACAATACGGAAACGCTGTTCTGTTTTAGTGTGTCGCTTAGTGGTGTAATACAAAGCTTTATAGTCTTTTAATAATAATTGCGCAGTAGATAAATTAATGCCTTTGTCTACGTCAATTACAATTATGTTAAAGCCCGATATAATGTTTTCTTCTTTACGATGACCATTTGCTAAATGATGATTAACCCAGTGCATACCTGGATTTTGAGTTAACAGGTGTAACTGATCAAAAGGAGCTGTTTCGTTTCTATATCCTTTAGCTATATCTGTACTATAACTAAGGCGAATAGCATCAAGATTAGTTGCATTAAGTGATTCGCCACGTAAAAACTCAATGCTATCAACAAATGCTTTTTTAATAAGAATATTGTTTTGATAGCCGTAAGCAATTGCTAATTGCATCATCTCGTTTTTTTGTGCTGCAGAGCCACGATAAAAAGGCAAATCTTCAACTAAGTCAGCTTGAGTAATGCTTCTATCTACATCGGCTATGTATTTAGCCAACTTAACGTAGGGCCTGTCGCGTGTTAACAAACTTGCAAAAGCAGCACCTGATTCTTCTGCTAATTTGATTGCGTAATACAAATGATCTTCGCTTAACTCAAGAGCGTCATCAATAAAAGCATAAGCGCCAGCAAGTTTTAAAACTTTCCACCATCTATGCGATATTTCAGCTTTTCGCATTTCTTCGTGTTCAGGCAACTGATCAGCTATTTGTTCACATTCAAGTTGATACTCAATAAGCATTAAAGTAACTTCTTCTGAAACAGAAATTGATTTGTTTACGTAGCTAGGGTCTGCTAATTTACCTATAGCAGTAGAAATAGCATCAATTTCAGCAGTAGTAGTGTTGTTTCTTCTTTGTTTAAGAATTTCTTCAGGAGTCTGGTTTAAGTTTCTACTGTGATGGCGTGAATAGCCAAAGAAACACCGTCGACCGTAACCTGTGTCAATCATTACAAAAAATTCGTCTTCAGTTTTACTACCGTTAAATACGCGACTAGGTGTACCAAACAACATCATGTTAGTTGGAGTAGAGCCTTTAATTTCTTCGACGCGTTTGTTATCGCTACTGTTTTTAGTCAACTTACCTTTAATTTTGCCTACGTCATATAATTCTAAAAATGTATTAAATGCTTCACCATTGGAAGTTAAATAAGAACCGATTTCATCAACTTGCAAATTTAATGCGCCTACGCCAGCTAACAGAGCTTTATGTCTTGCAGATTTAATTGCAGGGCCAGAACCTGAATCAAAGCTATACACAAAATCGCCTATGTCGTGATATTCATTTTCAGCACGTTCCAGCTCTGTGTCTGGATCAGTACCTTTTTTGTGAGCACGTTGATTAGCAACAACAGGTAAGTTTTGTTGTGCCATTAAAGGCATAGTTAATTGAAGAAAATTATGCTCAAATTGATTAATAATTTTATCTTCCATAAAGTTTGTAGAAACGCCTTTACCGCTGCCAGAGGTTGAAAGATTAATGGTATACATATTAATAGGAACGTCAGCGCCATCTAATGTGGCAACACTAGCTCGCATCATTGAAGCTACTGTCGCAAAATAATATGCAACAGATATACGAAAAAATAATGGGTTAGTGTTTTGAGTTTTCTTGCACAAAATGTCTACTAACTTTTCCTGTATTGGATGAAAAGTCATTTCTTCTACAGGCTTTAATCGTTTTTTCATTTATAATTCCTTAAATTAAAGTGAGCCATTAGCTAAGTAAGAATCTTTTTGCTTGCACACTGAATACGCATTGCAGTAGTTACACGCAATAACTTTTCCAGGTACTTCTTTAACAATGCCAACATTGCCATCTTCATGCAGACGCATATATGCTTCAGCTGAATTAGGAAAGTTTTTAGTGCTTCTATTGGTTTTAGCTGGATTTTTAAAGTATTTGTACACGGGTGCTTTGCGCCACAATTCACTGTCGTTACACAATGGAATGTCTTCATCAGCGGCATGATGTAACTTTTCTATTGTGGCTAGTTTTTTGCGCACGTACTGTTCGGTTTCTTCTAAAGAAAGTAATGGAATTATGCGTTCCATTACAGGATTAGGAGGATACTTAGGGTCACTTGCTGCAAAAGCAGGTTTCCAATCGGTAAATAAAAATTGAATAGCAAATACGTTATCAGTAATTATTTCTGGAGCTAACCAGCGATAAATACTTCCTTGTAGCTGATAATCTTCGTCTTTATTAGCAGCACTCCATGTATAGGCACTGGTAGACTTAAAATCTTCAAGTCTGCCGTTACATACAAAGTCAACTTTTCCTGATATACGCTTCCCTTCAAAATCTTTGTAATAGCGTTGTTCCATATAAATAGGAATATCTTCTGGCTCTAGATCAGTAGCATTAACTTTAACGCGTTGAATTAATTCGTCTGAATGCCCTAACAAGCGCATAGCGTTTTGATAATTACCTAACCAGGCTTTCTCAATGCCGTCATGTATTGCAGTGCCAATACGAGATTTAAATAAGCTCATCAATTCAGTATTGGCATCTTCTTCGGCTACTCGATTAGAAAGTACAGTTTGTCTAACTGACTTCAATAACCGAGTTGCTGAGATAGTGTTAGGGTCGTGATCGTAATGATCAGTAGCTAGGAATACAGCTACTGACAGGGGAACATTAGATGTGCCGGTGTAAGCAGTCATAAAAATCCTTAAGAAAAAGTAGAAGTAGTTTTAGCTCGATTAGCTGCAGCAGCTTCGCCACTTAATGCAAAATACGCAGCACCGTCTTCGTAATTGTCTTCTCGATAGCCGCCTTGTTGGGTACGCACAGCCTTTAACAAGGTCATAAATAGCCAGCCACGCTCTTCACTGCTCATTTGACCATCACCAGTAACTGCGTTAAATGCAGCCACTGCAGCAGCCATAGAACGTTCACCAGCTGGGTTGTCGTACGTAATTGCACGATCTTCCATGTGGCCGGCAGCTGCTTTTAAAAAATCAGGAGCGCGTTTAACAGAACTGCTGTCAGAGTCGTCAAACCAAGCGTTAATTTTGGATTGCAAGCGAGCATCGTCTTGAAAATCTTGTTCGCACAGCTCAACAGGCGAATTTTGAGATTCACATTCAAAGCAATAAGGAGTTAAGTCAGTTTTTTGGTTAAGGCAATTGGGGTTGTTTTCGCATAATTGGGAAAAATCTTTAAACATAGGAGGGTTCCTTTTTGTGGGAAGCAGACACTAACAAGCGTCTAATAAGTTTTCTGAAAAAATTTAAGCAGCCACAATTACACTCCAGAGCAATAATTCTGGGACAGTTTTTGGGACACTTTGAAAATGATTGAGCAAATTGCAACACAGGGCAGGAAGCCTATGCTGTTGTTATATAAAGGTTTTTATAATTTGTTGTACTGTGCTGAAATGGGTAAAAACGGATTCGAGTCCCGTCCGGTCCGCCATATATCTTCTTGTAAGTACCTGTTTTAGTGATCTTTTTTTGACTCAATAGAAGCAATTTTGTTTTTGGGACACTTTTGGGACACTTTCTGAATTTGAGGGGCTATTCCTTCAAATCTTAAAGGATCTTGTTCTGAGCAATATTCGTCAATAAATTCTGAATACGTAGCTAAAAACATCTGCAATGAGTGTCCTAGCTGTTTTGCTGCTTCTGCAGGAGCAATTCCAATAGATAATAGCTCTGCTGCTCGTGTATGGCGGCACGTATACGGTATCCGATACGCAGTATCGGTAACCGTATGCGCACGCTTCCAAGCTTTATTGAAATTATCAGCATCACAGTAAAAACTATCAAACTTGTTTAAAAAGATATAACTGTTTTTAAAACGAGTAGGGTGCTCATTCAATAGTTCTTGTACCCAGGTAGGCACAGCAACTTTACGAGATACGTAAGTTTTAGTTGAATACTTGATTCGACGCCGTGTAATGGTCTTGCTGACGTGCAATTGCTTACCGTTGTAATCTTTCCACTGCAGTGCTAAAACCTCACCAGCAGGTCTAAGGCCACAACCAAGAAGTATTGCAAAGTAAACTAAATGCTCATCTTTAAGTGCAGACAACAAACGACTACGTTCTTCGGGTAAATAGCGATCTACAGGGGTTTTTTGGTCTTTATCGCTTTTTTTGAGATGAAAATCAGCAGGGTTTGGCTTGATACCTAAATGATTAAATATCCCACGTAATGGAATCAAAGCATTCTTTTTTCGTTTGCGAGACACTTTACGTCCAGCAACTTGACGCGCATCTAGTAC